CATTCTTAGAATGCGAGCGACCGACCTCTTTTGCAGTACCGTTTTCAATAATGTAATGCTTGAAGGGAAAGAAATTCAGTTTGACATGACTATCTGCAATACTCTTTGGATTCTTTTTTCTCCCTGGGGCATGCGGAATGTGTTCAAATGTAAGAACTCTAAATACAAGATCGTCGACAGAAATTGTATCGGGCTTTACTTTAAATTCTGAAAGTTTTGGTCTGTCTGGTCGATTTGCAACCGCAGCCTCAAACGCAGTAACACCCATTCTTGCAGCCCTTGTTATTTTAGCCTTGTCTTGTACTTCAGAAAGATAAATTTCTTGAATATTTTCTACAATAACGTCATAATCGCTATATTTAGGATCAATGTATTCTGAAAAGGAATTCTTACTGCGGTGAATTTCTTTGAGCATGTCCTTGTTGTTGAGATAGTTTATTTTCTTAACCGGAATAATTACGGGTACTTCCGGAATGTCTGTCAGGTCTTCGTCGTCTTCGATTTGATCATTCATTAAGATCTTCTCCTTTAGAGGGTTTCGTATAGTGTAACACGAAGATGTTCGGTAGTCAAGGGTTTCGCTATTAACATATGTGTTTATAACCAAGATAAATAAGAAGATAGGAGACTAACCCACATGCCACAACAAGACTACAGAGCGAGATTACAGCCTAAGAACATCAATCAGGCTCTGACTATTCTAGGCCCTCGTGATAAGTCGAACATTCTGTTTCCGCTTTACTCTACCCGTGGTGTGCTTTTTCCATACACTCCATCGATAACTACCGGTAATGTCGCAGAATATGATACAAGCAGTTTTACTCATACCATCTACAATTACAATGCTTATGTTCGATCATACCCTAAGCCGATAAGCATTACAGCTGAATTCACTGCACAGTCAAACGATGAAGCACTATATTTATTAGCAGTCATCCACTTCTTCCGTGCAGTCACGAAATCATATTTTGGAGTTACGCCGTATAACAGGGCCGGCATTCCGCCGCCTGTATTGATATTTAATTATCTAGGTGAATTCCAATTTAACAATGTACCAGTGTTGCCAAAATCGTTTGATTTTACATATCCGGCAGATATCGATTATGTTCCAGTTGATACTGTACAAAATCAAATTTATTCTGCCGGAATAGGTGTAAGTCTCCCGGCAAGTTCATCCGGGGGTTATACATATGTTCCTACACATATGACAGTGTCAATTGAACTTGAAACCCAATACATTCCTATTAATCTTAGAAATGAATTTAATCTTGATGAGTTTAGGTCTGGTAAATTAGTTGGTAAAGGATATATCTAAATGGCACAAAATTCAAAAGACACAAGTCAATATTTGGCCACACCTATTAGGGATTGGTATCTCGATTTATGGGTTCCGAGAATTGTTCCGAAAAGTGACTTCGATAAGATTATTGTAATTCCGCCGGCGTATGATCAACGTCCGGATCTTCTAAGTCAGGAAGAATATGGAACTCCGAAATTATGGTGGGTTTTCTGCCTGAGAAATCCGGACCTAATGGCTGATCCAATTAACGATTTTGTTGCTGGCCTTGAAATATATGTACCAGTAAATATTCTAAAACAATAATGGCAGATAAAGAATTTATGGCACCACGCCGCGGTGGTACAGCAACTGAACAGCGACTTTCGGCTAGGGTAGCAACCACTGACGGTGTTCCAAATGACGCCGGGTATGGAAGAGCAACCTCTGGTTTTATTGACCCACGCATAGTAAATCAGGTCGGTGGTGGCCGCGGATTTGTAAATCCTCCATTTGTACAACCCGATAACGGTTATTCTCATGAAGTGAATAATACAGTTGTAAGTTCAGCCAAAGAAGACTTAGATCTTGCGCTTAAAATACAACCAAATATACTCGACAATTATGATGCTGTAACATATCACTGGAAATTATTCATCACTGATCCAGCAACTTCGAGTTCCGGGCAGGTATTTGATGTTTCCAAACAGACGATTATTGCTCAGACTGGTGTAACAGATTTAACAATCGATAAGGTAGAAATTCGTGGATCCGTAACCCCATCAATTGAAACAGGAACGGGGGTTGCTACATTTGTAAAATTTGAAGTTACCGAACCTGCAGGTGCAGGATTGATTGACAAGATGTTCTATCAATCAGTAGCCCTTGGTATTGGTAATTGGGCAGTCATGCCTGTCTATTTACAATTACAATTTAAAAATAGAAATCCTGAAACATCCGAAACTGACGATGGCGCCATTGGTGAACTTACTAATTTAAAATGGTTATTTCCGATAAAGCTTAGTAGAATAAAGGCTAATGTCTCAACAGTGGGAACACGCTATGAATTTGAGGGAATTTATTATAATGATTTTGCACAATCAAATGCAAATTTTACACTACAGCAGAATACCGTATTAAATGATCTAAGCACATTTTCAAAGGCGATGGCGGAATTACAAGATAAATTAAATGCCGATCAAATACACAAACTAATTGCTAACTATAGCATACCGGATTCTTTTAAGATTATTGTAGATCAAAAGATTGCCGATTATAAGATAACTCCGGTAGATAAAAGCACAAATCCGCGTCGAAATGATAATTTTGTGACATTTGAAAATAAAGACGCATCCTTTACGTCAGGAACGGCTATCGATAAAGTGATCGATTCGTTACTTTCACAGACCGCCGAGTATCAGATGAGCATGTTGAATGCTCCGGCGGCTGGCCGCGAAGGCGCCCCTATGAATGAAGAACCATCACAAATGAAGAAATTCTGGCGAATTATTACAGAAACCAGGCCATTGCAATTTGATCCTCGGAGACAAGATATTGCTAAGGAATTTACCATTTTTATTATTGAGTACGACCTCGGGGTTCTTGATGCAAATGTGTTTCAAACTTCGGCTCCGCCAATAACGCTAGCTGCTGAGAGAAAGAGATTAGCAACTTATGTTAAGAAAAGTATTTTAAGGAAGAAATATAACTATATATTCACAGGATTAAACGATCAAATTCTTAATTTTGATTTGACTATTAATAATGCCTTTGCAAATTCACAAGCACGTTTCGATGGAATATATCAAAATCCGTCCATGTCGGACATAGGTGTAGTGAATCACACCCATTCATCTGATGAGGCAGAGATAACCAATGCTCTTAGTGCTGCAATTTCGTTACAGAATAATGCTAAGACAGCAAATACACAATCAGCGACAGCAGCGGTTGTAACAGCAAGAGAAAAGATTGAAAGATCTGATTTACCTTTGGCCTTGAAGCAGCGGTACACTACACTTCTAGAAAAATCTAAGCCAGAAAGCAGGATGGCATTTTTAGCTGAAGTTCAGGATCGTGGCGGAATCAATAACGACGGAACACTATCGGCAGCTCGTACACGGGCAGTTAACCTTGCGAAGCCAATTACCGAAAAAATAACACAACAACAATTTAATTTTATTTCTGATGTCGACGTTGAATCACAGGCGGCAAAATCAGCATATATGGAACTAATGCAAAATAGCCAAGGAAAATTAAGACCTATTGCAAGAGTCGAATCTATGCAAGACCGGCAGACCGGCCTCGGGGTTGAATCTAGCAGTAATTCCGGCATTCAGAAATTGTCAAATATGTTCTCAGTAGCTCTTCACAGCGGATTAGATGGATCGTTTCAGAGAATTAGAATGACAATTAAGGGTGATCCTTTTTGGATATTCCCACAACCTACCGAGCGTGCAGACACAAGAATATTTAATTCCCTTAAAGGTGAAACTGCCGCAATTGAATGGATTAAAAATGCTCATTTCCGACTAACCGATGCAGTTAATTATTACGGAACTGATAATTTTTTAATTATACGATTTAGGACTCCTCGCATTTTTAACATAGACGAAAACCCGGACACAAGCGATCCTAATACAGATATCGAAACATTTAGCGGTGTTTATAAACTAGTGGAAATAACAAATAAATTCGGTGTAGGCAAATTTGAACAAGAATTGCATTGTGTTTTAGATCCCGAAATTCGCCTACTTAATTTTATGGATCAAATCAATACCGAGTCTGCTAAGATAGACACACCTACATCACCAACAGATTTAATATCTAAGACTCCTCTCCCGAGTTCGGGAATAAAAACACAAAAAATTATGGGCGACGCTGCAAACTCAATAAAGGGTATTGAAAATCAAGTAAGAGATGCAACCGGGCAGATAGTAGCATTAGGAAGTAAGACTGTTGGTGATGCATCAGCAAGATTGACATCCAATATCCCATCACCAATTACAAATCTTTCTGGTCTGCCACCGAGATTCATATAATGACGTACTTAGATACAAACGCAAGGACAACCAAACCCACCCAGAGTGATAAATTTAATCCTCTGGGTAGATTTTCATCACACTTTGGTGTATTCATCGGATTTGTTAAAGATGCAGCAGATGTTCAAAAGAACGGACGACTCCGAGTATGGATTCCCGAATTCGGGTCGGTCCCGACTGATGATCAGGGTTGGGTGACGGTAAATTATTGCTCGCCATTTGCTGGTGCAACAAATAATCAAACAACCAGCAAGACCGATTTAGAAAGTTTCGAGAAAACACAGACCTCATATGGTATGTGGATGATACCGCCAGATATTAATAATCAGGTTCTTGTTATGTTCGCCGGCGGAGATCCAGCCCGTGGTTTCTGGATTGGGTGTGTGTTTGATCAATTTATGAATAATATGGTCCCAGGTATGGCGTCTAATATCAATAGTTGGCAATATCCGGGAAAGCAGGTCCCGATTGCAGAATATAATAAATGGGATAAGAAAGTAACTCAACCAGACCGTGCATTTAAGCCATATGAGAAAACAAAGTTTAAAGGTATAGGAAATCAAGGGCTTATTACAGATCAGGGTCGTGGTATAACAACATCTAGTGCAAGACGAGAGTCACCTAGTAATGTTTTCGGTATATTAACGCCGGGACCGGTTGTAGATGCGAGTGCATCTCCAGATAATATCCGTCGCAAAGGTGGATCATCTTTTATTATGGATGACGGGGGTGGTACTGAGTATGTTCAACTTACAACAAAATCCGGTGCACAAATTAGATTAGATGAAAGTAACGGATTTGTATATCTTATCAACCGCGACGGTACAGCCTGGGTACAAATGGATCAGAAGGGAAACATTGATATCTTTGGCGCAACTAGTATTTCTATGAGAGCACAGAAAGACATTAACCTTCGTGCAGATGGAAATGTTAATATCGAAGCTGGTCAGAATATCTTTATGAAGGCTGCTAAAGACACAAAAACATCAACAACAACCTTCACGTATGATGTGAATAATATTCCAAAACCATTAACAATTCCTTATTACAAATTTGTGGGAGAAGGTGCCGGCGAAGGTGGTAATATTGTAATGCAGGCCCTTAATGATACTCATACCAAAGTTAAAAATAATTCCTACATTACAATAGGAAAGAATTTTGAATTAAAGGTTACCGGTACAATTGATATCAGTGCAGATGGCGAATATAACCTTACTGCACCTAGTATTAAGAATGTCGGGGCAGTTAAGATTCGCGGCACACTAGATGTCACGGGTATGGTTGATTTCGGAAATGACTTATCTGTTAATGGAACAGTGAATGCCAATAAGGTAACCTCAAAGGGGAATGTAGAAGGTTCCACAATATTAGGTTTTCTCCCCGGCGCACGTGGAGGATCTGGCGCACAATCACCAAGTCCCGGCCCGGGCGGTAAAGCTGTTAGTATTCCCACACCGCCTGCAGTTACTCCTGCAGAAGTAAAACAACTCGTTGAGAAAATTAACATATTAGCCACATGGGCAGATCCAGAATCTAAATTTAAGAGAAATGCAGAGTCATGGCAAACAACAGTTAGTGTACTTCCTACATACGAACCTTGCCCAGAACATGAAACATTTACCTTTGCATCAATCGTAGGGTATTCACCGGCTCAGACAGAAGGCGCAAAGACCTATGATGGATCCGGTAGCGGTCCTGCAACAACCTCGCCCGCCACAAATACCGATCCCGGTGCAAATAATAAGGAACTTCCGCCGACTCCTGCAACTGAAAGTGCTGTGTCTAAAGACTTTAATATGGCAGCCTACGAGTGTCAATTAAAGATTCACGAAGGTGTAAAATATGTTTCATATAATGATACAAAGAATCTGCCAACGGCCGGAATTGGCCATCTACTAAGAGCAAATGAAATATCTCAATTTCCTGTTCCTACTCCGGTGTCCCCTGCTCAAGTTACCGCATGGTTTCAGTTAGATGCGCCTATTTCTATCTCGGGTGCGCAAAGATTGCTAGGTATCGATACGTGGGGTAACTTATCAGATGTTAGAAAACGTGCATGTGCCGACCTATGCTATAATATGGGAGAGGGCAGATTATCGAAATTTGTGAGATTTATTGCTGCAATGAAGGCAGGTAATTATGATCTTGCAGGACAATCCTTAAGAGAATCAGCCTGGTTTACGCAAGTCGGTTTACGCGGCCCTAAGATTATTGCAATGATTGTACAAAATATAGATCCAAACGGATGCGATAAGAAATTCCCCGCCGCTTAATATACTCCCATTTAATTCTGTTGATAAATAACAGAAAGGGAACATTATGGCATCTATTCAAACCGGTTTAGTACAGCAGAAGCGCATTACGCGCAAACCCTTCTTTGTGGGATTCAATACCGTGAATCAACCCAATCCTCCATATTCTCTAACTAATTTAGAATTGGTTAAACGTGATATTCTAAATCATTTTGCTACACCAATGGGTTCTCGTGTAATGCTTCCGTCATTTGGAACACGTATATTTGAATATCTTTTTGATCCGTTTGATGAATATACCAGGAATGCAATTATTGAAGATGCTGTTCGCGTTGTGGCATCAGATCCGAGAGTTGAACTAGTGTCGGTAGATGTATTTCAAGAAGACCAGGCATTAAATGTTATTATGGTTGTTTTATTTAAGCCGGAGTCGGTGACTGATAATTTGTTTGTCACATTTTCCTTAAAAGATCGGGAGACATTCTAAATGTCAGAATCAATTCGCCAATCAAACTTATTTGCTGCCGAAGACTATAAGAAAGTCTTTAAGGCATATCAATTTATTGATTATACTGCTTACGACTTCGATACTCTAAAGCAGGCTCTAATCAACTATATTCAGACATACTATCCCGAAGATTTCAACGACTATATTGAAAGTTCTGAATTTATTGCAATTATCGAATTGCTTGCTTACTTTGGCACAAGCCTTGCGTTTAGAACAGATCTAAACAGTCGTGAAAACTTTATTGATACAGCCGAGCGCAGAGAAAGTATTATCCGTCTTGCGCAGATGGTTAACTATGTTCCGCGCAGAAATATTCCTGCAAGTGGTTTATTTAAGATTGCTGCCGTGCAAACAAATCAGCCGCTTACGGATTCTAACGGCGTAAACATTAACGACCTAACAATCTACTGGAATGATCCAAACAATCCAGATTGGTTTGATCAATTTGTGCAAATCTGTAATGCTGCATTTAGCACAATTAACCCATTTGGGCGCCCGACTAAGAGTGGCACAATTGGCTCAATTCCGACTGATTTATACCAGCTAAACAATGTAACAAAATTAACAGTCACATATCCGACTACTATTACGGTTAACGGTCAGCAATTCCCAATTGATGTTTGCAATCCCGATTTTGTAACAAACGAAACTATATTCGAACGAGATCCCGATCCTGCCAACCCGTTTAACTTTATCTACAGAAACGACAGCTTAGGTGTATCGTCTGACAACACTGGATTCTTCCTGTATTTCAAACAAGGTAATCTAATTAACATTGATACAAACTTTGAATTTGCTGTACCAAATAGAGTCTTCCCAATTGATATTCAAAACATTAATCAGGACGACGTATACGTTCAAGAGACTGATCAATCAGGTAATGTTTTAGCAAAATGGATTAGAGTTCCTGCGCTCGCCGGCGAAAACATTATCTACAATAGTATTCAATTTTCTGAGAGAAATATCTTCGATGTAATATCGGGGGCTAGCGACACAGTTGCCATTAGATTTGCCGATGGCAACTTCGGTAATGTACCTACCGGACTATTTAGAACATGGGTTCGTATTAGCGCAAATCAGGCACTTGTAATTCGCCCAAACGATGCACAAGGTTTACAGATTAATATTCCATATATTGGTTCAGACTTGCAACCATATACTCTAAGAATTATTTTTAATCTGGAACAAACAATCGGTAATGCTGCACCTGCAGAAACAGATGAACAGATTAAGTTGCGTGCTCCGGAAGTATTTTCAACACAATCAAGAATGGTTAATGGTAGTGACTATAATGTCTTACCACTTGTTTATGGAAACCAGATCGCTAAAATTCAAGCATTAGACAGAACCTATAGTGGACAAAGTCGTTACATCGACCTTAATGATCCAACAGGATTTCACCGTGACCTAATTATCTTTGGTGAAGACGGCGCATTGATTAGGGATAATCAAAATGTACTTGAACAAGTTATTAAGAATTCATCAAACTCGGGTAATATTGAAACAATTCTTATAAACACTATCCAAGAAATGTTGCGTAATAGTAAGGTTAACGCATTCTTCTATGATGAGTATCTATCTCAATTTGAATCTAAGATTAGAGTTAATCCATCTATAACACAACCTACAGGTAGATCATTGCTTGATTTAGTACCGACATCTACAGATCCTTCAAGTTCACTATATTGGAGAACAAGCCCAGTAAAATTCAAGAATGACACCGGATATTTTTCTGATGCCCCTAATACAGATAACCCCCAGGCACTTGTCAATACTCTTACACCTCTTAATACAGTCGGTGGCCAATATCAACCGTGGGGATTTATTACAGATGGATCTGTATTACAGATGGGTACAGTAAGTAATCCTGCATCTATAAATTCTGTCAGCGTAAATAGCGTGATACAGGCAGGCATTCCACTTATTATTACACCATCGAATCCGTATGCAAATATTGGTCCAATTGAACTAGGCAAAGAAGAGCAAACTAGTTTTCAGGCAGTAAAAGTATATCCTGCCTTTAGAAATGATTTAACCACTACAGAAATCACTGAAATTGTCGCTGCCATTACCGCCGGAATTTCGTTCTGGCTATATTATGATCTTCTCACAAATGAATGGCATACCTCGACCTCAGCAACACCTGGACTGACAAACCAAATTGATCAACCATGGGAATATGCACCACCTATCGATGACGGATTACCCACAGAAGAAATTTATTCAGATTGGCCTCCATACGCTGCAGGTGGTCTCCTCTATGTTAATATTGCAAGCAATAATCAACTAGGAACTACCACCTATGATTTATATGCAAGAGGCAGAGTCTATGTTTTTGAATCATATAGAGATGTTAGATTTTATTGGGAACCAAATCAAATTGTGATTGATAATGCATCGGGCCTCGCATTGCAAGATACTATTGAGATTATGCCATTTGTTAATACAAATAGCCTAATTGATAATAACGAACCACCTATTCCTATTACTAACCCACAAGATGTATTTTTAAGAAGGCAGGTACCGTTTAATATAACCGGTATATTCATCCAGGATGACGGATATCAAGATACCTCTAAAATCGAAGTTTCTCTTGTTGACACAGACAGTGATGGAATTCCCGACGATCCAGAAGGATTTGATAACATTGTTGCACCTGAAGATAGAGTAGTGTATGAGTATGTTAATAACGAAGTTACAGGATACCAAACTACACGCCCTTGGATTTGCAATTGGGGTACACAATTACAAAATATAACCACAGGCTTATATGTTTATTTCCCTGTAGAATTTCCCGGGATTTCAACTGAATTGTATAGTTCACCATACATCGCTGACCAATTGTTGTCCGGTTCAACAATATTAGATCCCGGTTCAGTAATAGGTCTTAATTTTGTTTATTTGACAGATGCTGATTTAGTGTTCATTAACAATACTCTACAAATAGGTGATGACCCAAGTCTTCCTCCTGCACCATGGGCAATTAATATATCTAATCAAGTTACTGCATTTTTTAATGGCCCAACATTTACACAATTGGGATATTTTCCGTGGTTAATCGGGACAAATACCGTTGTTGATAAACAAAACATTCTACAAGAATTTTTTATAAGTAAGTCATTCTTAATATCATCTATTAGCCCGCCGGGATTCGGAATCTATTATCTATTGCAATATGAAGATACTTCGGATCTGGCTAATTATCCTACAGGAAGAGTTATTGTTTCGGCTGCCGACAAATACCATTTCGATAAAAATGGAAAGGTATTCACTCAGAATACAACAATACCAGAACTAAACAGATTGCCATTATATTTCAAATGGAGTCATTATTCCCCAATTGACCAGCGTGTTGATCCTGCTGCTACAAATATTATTGATATGATTGTTATTACCGATAGCTTCTATAGAGATGTTATAATCTGGAAAAATTCAAATGGAAGTGTTATAACCTTCCCAGAGGCACCTACTACTGAAGAATTAAGAATTCAATTCCAGGATCTTAACAAATATAAAATGGTTAGTGATTCTATGATTTGGAATTCGGGAACATTTAAGCTATTGTTTGGTTCACAGGCAGAATCAGAATTACAGGCTACCTTTAAGGTAGTTAAAGCGCCATCGTCGAGTATCAGTGATAACGAAGTTAAAACAAAAGTAATTCAGGCCATCGACACATACTTCGATATTAGAAATTGGGATTTTGGTGAAAAGTTCTTCTATACCGAACTTGCAGCTTTTATTCACCAACAGCTTTCCAGAGTTATTAGTTCTGTGGTTATTGTTCCTAACAATGCAACCTCGCAATTTGGTAACCTGTTTGAGATTATTGCTAACCCAACCGAATTGTTCATGTCTACCGCAACGGTAAACAATGTGCAAATTGTCGCGAATTTAACAGATCAGAATTTAAGAGTCTAAGTTTAAGTAGGGTGATAATTCTTGTGATAAATAATAGGTAGATAACACTACCTATTATCGGAAACCTACATGACTCAGTATATTAAGAAGTTGCCAGCAGTCTTTCAGACTGTAACCGAAAGGAAATTCTTCGACGCAACATTCGATCAAGTCTTCTCTAAGAAAGATAGTGACTATCTTGCTGGTTATTTAGGCCGTAGAGTTCCGGGCCGCTATAATCCTGTCAACGATTTTTATCTTCCAGAACCATCTAAGAATAGAACCTGGTGGCAGTTAGAAGCGACAGCATTTGCTAGAGAAGCCGATTCTACAAAATCAAATGTATTCTTCTATGACGATTTGCTTGAACGCATCGAATATTATGGTGGCAATACATTAAATCAAGACAGATTATTTGAGTCTGAATATTATAGCTTTGGTCCCCCAATTGATTATGATATGTTTATTAACTATCAAAATTATTATTGGGTTGAACAGGGTTTACCAACAATTAATATTTCAAATGTTGATATTACTGGTTATTCAACCCTAGACGATTATATTAATGCTGAAGTTATTGGCAAATCATCATATACTACACAACCTACAGCAATACCACCTAACTTAACATTCACAACAGGACTGACAGTAAGTTTCACTGGATCTATTGATTATGCAGAACCTAGATTTGTTGAGAACTTTGGTGGATGTATCGGGATTAAACTTGTTCAGCAGTTTCCGGATTTTACATCAGGAACAATTTTTGAATTATTACCGTGGGACGGAGTAATTGAATTAGCCAACGGCAGGCTTATCAGTAATCTTTACTGGGATGCTACAACTTGGGAAACACAAACACAGCCGTCAAGTGGTGATTACATCACAATAGAAAGGGGCGCGCTCGACAGAAATGCTTGGTCGAGAACTAACAAATGGTTCCATATTGATGCAATCACCACTACATTAGCAATTACAGGAGATGCATTTCCTTCAAATGCAACAAGAGCATTAAGACCAATAATTCAATTTATTGCCGATCTTACATTGTTTAAATCGGGAACACAGTTTCGTAGTGAAATACAATATGGATTTAGAGACGATGCACTTGGCAACCCAATAACATTATCTGATGTGCAAGGGCAGCCATTGGCCACAATTAATGCAACATATGATATTGCAATGGCGGCAGGCGATCTTGTTTGCTTCTTTAACGATCCACTATCGAGTGGATTTATTTGGATCGTAGACGGTGCCGGCAACTTTACAGAATATACTTCGCCAGCAACGCCTGTATTAGAGGGTGATATTGTATTCATAACTGAAGATGCACCATTTAATGGTGCTCAACGTGGATCAACATGGTACTATAGTTTAGGTGTATGGCAGCAGGCATATAACGACAAGGTGTCATTAAATCAACCACCATTATTTCAACTTTATGATCATAATGGCGTAGAATTAAATGACCCAATTACATACCCAGATAGTACGTTCTACGGTAGCGAAATATTTTCGTACAAAATAAACACAGAACCGGGTGCAACAGTCGATCCTGTTCTAAGATTTCCAATTGTTTATACAGCACTCGGACAAGCATCCGATATTGTATTTCAGAACGATCTCATTGTTGAAAGATATACCT